GCACCGTATCGGAACGTATCGATCTTGGTGCAGGCCGCAATATTCCGTTTTTATCGGGAATGTCGATATGCTCCAGGAATTGTGCAACCTGTATGATGACTATGGGTTTATTGCCTACGGCAACACCAAGGGCGCTGCCGTTCAGCAACTTTACAACAATCTCCAAATGCGAAAAGCCACCGTGGAAGATGCCCTGCGTTTCCTGCTGGGCTATCTCCATGCCGATGACGTTAAAAAATATGCCGCGACTTTTGGCCTGGAAGAGGCGGCGGACGCCGCGGGGGAAAATCCGGGTAGGAATCCTCATAACTCATTGGAAAACGTCAAGGCGCCGTGGGGGAAAACCATGGCGGACGGAAAGGAGGACAAAAGCGAATGAATCTCCTGTACATTGACCTGTTTTGCGGAGCAGGCGGAGTGACGACGGGCATTTCTCAGGTTCCCGGTGTGCATGTCGTGGCCTGCGTGAACCACGATGCCGATGCGATTGCCTCCCACGCCGCCAACCACCCGCGCACCCTCCACTACACCGAGGACATCAGGACTCTGGACACCGCGCCGATGGTCTCACGGCTGGAAACGATGCGGGCACGGTATCCGTGGGCGAAAACCGTCCTTTGGGCCTCCTGCGAATGTACCAATTTCAGTAGGGCGAAGGGAGGCAAGCCGCGTGATCCTGACAGTAGAAGCCTCGCGGAGCACCTTTACCGTTACATTGAAGCTCTTGAACCGGACTACATCCAGATTGAAAATGTGACCGAATTCCTCGAATGGGGGCCGTTAATTGAACAGGACGGCCAACTGATGCCGGATCCCGACCGGAAAGGAGACTCTTTCCGCGAGTGGTTCTCCCACATTGAAGGGATGGGCTACAAGGGCGGTTGGCGCATCTTCAATTCCGCCGACTTCGGGGCGTACACCTCCCGAACCCGCTTGTTCATCCAATTCGCCCGGATCGGCTTTGCCCTGGCATGGCCGAAGCCGACCCACCGGCGCGAAAACTGGAAAGCCTGCCGGGAAGTTCTGGACCTTACCGATTTTGGAAAATCCATTTTCACGAGGAAGAAGCCTCTTTGCGACAATACGCTGCGGAGGCTTACTGAGGGAATCAGGAAGTTTGCGAATCCTCAATTCGTCTTCCGCTACATGACTGGCCCGGGGCATGTACACTCCCCGGAGAAACCTTGTGTCACCCTGTGTACGCAGAAGAACCTGTATCTGGCTGCCGGAAAGTTCATGACCAGATACTTTTCCGGCAAGGGGCACAACACTTCCCTGGACGGCCCCTGCGGAACTCTGACAACCATTCCCCACCAGTACCCCGTTACGGTAACTTTCATGGACAACTACTTCGGCAACGGATATCCTACCTCCATTGACGAACCGTGCGGAACTCTTTGTACCAAGCAGCAACGGTTCCCCGTCACGGCAGTCTTCCTGGCAAACTACTATTCCGGAGGCGGCCAGCTTGCCAGCACGGAATCCCCGTGCCCGACGCTGACGACCAACCCCAAGCCCCGCGTGGTCCGCTGCCAGTTCCTGGACCAGCAATACAGCCAGAGCGGCCCGGCATCCCTGGATTGTCCGTTTCCTACCATCACGACCAACCTCCATCACGGAGTTGTTACGGCATCCTACATCCGCGCCATGATGCGCCCCAGGGCCAAGGGACTTGTCCATTCCGTGGACGAGCCCATGAAGACCCTGCTGACGAGGGATTATTTTTACCTGGACACCTGTCGGTATTCCTACATGGGATGCCCGGTTTACAACCAGCCCGCCCCCGGAGACACGGCAGCCATGCTTGAACTCAAGTCAGCCATGCGGGAACGGGGGATTGCCGACATCTACATGCGCCCAATCAGCGTCCGGGAAAGTCTGCGGGTCATGGGATTCCCCGAGGACTACCGCCTTTGCGGCACGCAGACCCAACAGCGAAAATGGATTGGAAATGCCGTTGAGGTGAAAATGGCCCGGAACATGGCCCAGGCATTGGCCGATTCCATGCCCGGCGCCGTGGAAGTTCACGGCAGGCAAATGGCTTTTGAATTCAGAAAGGAGACAGCATGAAAGACTGGACCGGCAACAACCGAACCCTTGGCGCCACGCTGGGCGCATCCAGTCACACCACCGAGAATCGGCAACGGGAAGATTATTACGCCACCGATCCGGACATGGTGAGAGATTTACTCAATGCCGGCGCGCCCCTCCGGCAACGTGTATGGGAACCAGCCTGCGGAGCTGGTCATATCGTCAATGTCCTGCGGGAGCGGGGGCATGAAGTCTGTGCAACCGACATTGTTGACCGTGGATGTCCTGATTCCTGCGTACAAGATTTCTTGTGGGAGTTCGACGATGGCGAGATAGGAGACGTGGATATTATGACCAATCCTCCCTACGCCACAGCCCTTGAATTTGTCGAGCGTGCGCTTGCCTGCGTCAAGAACGGAGCCAATGTCTGGATGCTTCTCCGGCTTCAATTTTTGGAGGGCAAGGCCCGGCGCCGTCTATATGACGTGGCGCCGCCCGCGGACGTGTGGGTATTCAGCGAGCGGCGGACCTGCGCCAAGAACGGGGATTTTTCCAAAACCGAAGGCGGCGCCATTGCCTACGCTTGGTTTCACTGGGTCAAAGGATATAACAATCAAACTATTGTGAAGTGGTTATGAGAGCCGTCCTTAGATATCTTGGAGCGAAAAATAGAATTGCCCCATGGATTATCCGTCATTTTCCGGACCATACCTGCTACGTAGAACCGTTCTGTGGAAGTTTGGGTATCCTGTTCAACAAAGTACCGGCCCAGGTGGAAATCTGCAATGATAAGGATAGCGAGATTGTTAATCTGTTCCGCGTACTCCGAAGTGCGGATGCCTCTAAGCTGATTGAGGCGGTTATATTGACTCCCTACAGCCGTGATGAGCTGCGAGACTCCGCTCCTGCAGGTGATGCCGTGGAGCGTGCTCGGCGTTTGCTGGTGCGGTCTTGGATGGGGATTGCCAGCGACTCCTATCGTACTGGCTGTTCCGGCTTACGAGTAAGCCGGAACAGAATACCATCCGCTGCTGCAGATTGGTGCCGCTTACCAGAAACCCTGTGGCTAGCTGTACAACGTCTGAAGCACGTTCATGTCGAGAATCGGGATGCTTTGGACGTTTTGAAGGCCCATGATGGCCTCGGTACCCTTCATTATATTGATCCTCCTTATCTGGCCACCACTCGGACGCGAACAGGAAAATACACGCATGAATACACAGAGGACGATCACAGGAGATTACTTAATGCCTTGCTTACCTTGCAAGGAAAGGTGGTCTTGTCCGGTTATGACAACGATCTTTACAATTCCATGCTACTTGGGTGGAACAAGGCATCCTGCAACACTCTTTCCAACATGAGTAAACGGCGTCAGGAAGTGCTTTGGATGAATTATAATCCTCAACTGACACTTTTTTAATTATGGCAAATAAATCTACAGGAGCTTTAAAATATTACGCAATAGACGTTAACATGCGGTCTGCTCTTGCTGAACACGGCGAGGCTTGCGTAGGACGTTGCGCGTTGCTTTGCCTCTATTGTGCAGAGCAGGTCAATGGGGGGATTATTCTGGATTGTGGAACATGGAATGCCCGGCAATGGATGATCCGTGTCGGATTGGAGGGTAGGCCAGAAGATGTACCAGGGCTTTACCATTGGGAAGGAGACAACCTCGTGGTAGAAACCTACAACAAGGAAGCTGAAGAGAAAGCCTTGAACCACCGGCGCGGCGGAAAGAAGGCCGCAGAAGCCAGGTGGGGTAAGAAAGAAGATGAAAGCGGTATTACGGAATGCAATGACCTTTCTAATACAGAGAGTAATGCAAAACGCATACCACAATGCAATGCAGATAGTAATGCGGACTGCATTACACCCGGCAATGCTAAGGAAAGGAAAGGAGAGGAAAGGAATATAGGGAGAGAAACTACTACGGTGGACAGTACACCGTGGGAAGATGTTCCTCCACCGCCTCCTGTCTTTTCCTCTCCCTCGCGGCCTCGGATTGCTGACAATCATCCTGCAGCAGATCCCAGGGCATGGCAGTTCATTGTGGCATGTTTACAGGTCAATCCTGTGTGGAGCAAGACGATGCCAACTGCCCAAGAACAGGGGATAGCTCTGGAAGCCTGGGAAAGCTGCAAGGGAAGTGTGACCCCCAAAGATATTCGGCTTTTGCAAGCTTACTATGCTTCGGACCTAGACTCCGACAGAAAAGGAAAACCGTTTTGGAGGCCCGATTCCAGAAGCAGATTTTGGGAGAAGTTCAACGATGTGCTTACACACGCCACACGATGGGCAAAGGAAACACGTTGGAAGCCCAAGACACAACAGGCCACAAAGTCAAAGGATGAACCCACGGATGCCGTCAGCGCAGAAAATAGCTTATCCATTGAAGAAGCTTTGAAAGCTCTGCATGACCCAAATTGGAACCCCAACGAAAATATGCATGAAAAGAAGTAAAAGCCTTATCAACGAACGAATTAACATGGCTCTGTTTTACATGGAGCAAGGAAGCTCCAAGCAAGATGCCTGTTTGGCTGCGGGAATCACGGCAGAAAACCTTGCTTATTACACTCGCCGGGATCCTGTATTGAAGAGGAAGGTTGACCTGGCAATGTCCAAGGGAGGATTTAGAGCTTCAAATGGTTCCTTTTTTACACGTAAGCCCCCTCCTGGACGTAAAAAGAATGTCAGTTTATCCGAGATACAGCGGAAATGTGACGAAAGGTTGTCAGATGAATAATGAAACGCCGTCCCGTAAAAAGGGCGGCGTTTCTCTTGACTTCGTGGAATGCTTGAGGTAACTACTCCGCAGAACGGTTTAGTCGCCGTTTTGTGTGTGGCGGCTTCCGGGGGCAGTTTGCTGCCGGGAGCCGTCATTGCACATCATTTGGCATGGGCCTGCTGAACCTCCTTTGTGGGAGTGTCACTATTCAGGCAGTCAATCCATTCACTTTCTTTGCCGGTGCGTTTAAATGCCCGAACCGTTTCCTTGTTTGAGTCGGCAATGATGATTGTTTCAATCCATTCTCCCTTCTCTACGCAGTGATCTCGGGCCGCTGCAATAGCATTTTCAATGGAGGTTGTCGCGGAGGTTGAGCTGTTGCCGTTGTTGCTTGTCGCAATCCACCTGTATTCGTTGTTCATTGTTTAGTCGTGTTTTGTGTTAATGCCGGAATTTTATATCCGGCATTGAAAGTATGTTTAACCTGATAATAGACAACAAGCATTTTCTTCAAAATTCGTCATATTTATTCAAAATATAATTCCTGATAATTTTTTGATTGCGCTCTATAGTCAGTTTCCTTTCAACATAAGTATGAAACGTCTTGATGTTGAAGAAAAGGCCAGGGTTATTTTATCAGGAGTGCCGGTATTCTGTCGCTACGATGAAATACGGAAAGTAGCTGACTTGAAGGAAAATCCGGATAATCCGAACCGTCATCCTGATACGCAGATTGAACGACTGGCTGAAGTTATCAGGCTGGCCGGATGGAGAGCTCCTATTACTGTTTCTGACCTTTCCGGTATGATCGTCAAGGGGCATGGCCGCTTGGCGGCGGCCAAACTGGCCGGATTGGAAGAAGTGCCTGTAGAGATACAGCACTACGAAACGCCGGAACATGAACGGGCCGATTTGATTGCCGACAACCATATCGCAGAATTGGCTGACTTGGATGACGACGCCTTGAAGCTTCTTATACGGCAAATGTCTGAATCAGGTGAATTCCCTCTTACTTTGACCGGTTTTTCCGACCGTGAAATTGATGATATGTTAAATGAGATTCCAGAGGACATTCCAGAAGATTTGAACCTTGAACGTGATGAAGCCGGTTCCACATCTCAGAACTTTGTCAAGTTTGGAACAATCAAAATTATCTTGAGCGAAGAAGAGGCCAGACGCTTCAAGGAATTCTATGATCGTTACCTCAATGATAACGGTAATGTGATGGGGATATTCACAGAATTGTTGAACAAGGGAGACAAACGGTATGCGAATTGAGTTCATTGAACGCTATCCTATTGCGGCCTTGACTCCGGCTGATTACAACCCCCGGAAACTGGCCGAAGATAAATTCCTGAAACTGCAAGAGAGTATCCGGAGATTCGGAGTCATCAAACCTGTTATTGTGAATGGAGATAACGGTATTTTGACTGCCGGACACCAGCGTACACGTGCCATGATAGCCCTGGGCATGACGCATTGTCCCGCGGTCAGAATCAACGGTATTACCCAGGTTGATGAAATCAGGTTCAACCTGTTCCACAACAGCGTAGAAACCAATAAGAGCAAAGCTCGCGTGTGCGGAAACCTTTCTGCAGGACAATACCATATTGTGCAGCCAGACCACCTTTCCTACGAAAAAAATGATAATGCGACCATCGTCTTTGAAATGGGCCGCCTTATCATGAAATATGGGGAATGGGGTTCCATCGTGTGCAATACACGGGGGGATGTGCTGCTGAATAGTGACTATGCCGTTGCCTCCAAGCAACTGAAACGTGAGGTCATTTGCTACGTGATCCGTGATGAAGACGAACAGGACATGCTTGAACTGCTGGGAATTGAATACGGACAGTATTACTATGATTCCCTGGGCGTAAAATCCTACAACCAGCTTCTGTGCCAGATGCACCGTCTCAACGGAGGCGGGAAACGTGACCTCAAATCGACAACATACGAACGATATGTGATTCCCAGGTTGCGTAAGGACATGCGGATTATTGATTTTGGGGCGGGCCGTTGTGCGTATGCTCAGATTTTGGCAGGAAAGGGATATCACATTTTACCTTATGAGCCACACTTCCAGAGGGAGGAAAAGCTTGATGTCCGTGAAGTAGTTCGTCAAATACGCCTCATTGAACGAGACATTGCCAGATCCGGACTATTTAATCTGGTCGTTTTGGATAGTGTTCTCAATTCAGTCGTCAATTCCAAGTTTGAGCATTACGTCTTGACTGCCTGTAATGCCCTGGCTTCCAAGAATGGCATGTTGATACTCGGCACGCGCAATAAAGGGTTTCTGGATAAGGCTTTAGACTACAAATACACGAACGCCCCAAGCCGGAACATTGAATTTCTTGATAAAGAAAACTTCTCTGCCACCTTCCGGGCCGGGGTATGGACCATTCAGCATTTCCACACCCACGCCACATTGAGGAAATTGCTTGAGGAATACTTTTACGACGTGGAAATCATTGGTGTAAGGTCTGCATCTCAGATTTATGCAATAGCCAAACGTCCGCGTAAGCTTGACGATGACAGAGTAAGGGAAGCTCTGGAAATTGAGTTCAACATGGAGTACCCGGGGGAATATCGCCATAACCAGCATAAGGGGCTGGTGGAGCTTATCATGACCCGTTTGAAAGGAGAGAGATAACATGAGAGCATTAGATTTTGGATTTGGATTGCTGAAAAACGTTTGGTCCATCAGGCCGGGGCAGAAAGCCCCCTTGCTGGATATTCTCATTCTCGTCGCCATTCAGAAGGGGTGTGTAACCAGAAAGGCTATTCTGTCAGATGTGCCGGTCAATGAAGGATCATTCTTCGGTTCCATCCGTTCCCTGTTGAGAAATGGCTTTATCACCCGCAAGGAAGATGGACGGCATCACGTCAATTACAGATTGACTCCGAAAGGGGAATCCCTGATTGCAAAACTCTATACCGTTACCAAATAATGGAAATCAAGATAGATGCCAGCGATTTATTGAACCAGCTTGATATGCTGGATGAGCGGGCACGTAAGGTCGATGATCTGACGGTAAGAGACATGAAACGTCGCGTGCCCGGCGCCGTCTCTGCTGCTACTGCCAGTGTGTACAGAATCAAAAAGAGTGAAGTGGCGTCATGCTCAGCCTACGCTTACGATCACACAGGGAGAGGGAGAAATGCCGGAAAGGCCCATGTTCGTACCAGTTTCCAAGGCACGACGATAGCCTCCTTTGCTGTAGCCTTCAAAGGCAGGAAGCATGCAGAGTGGAAGACTGCCCCCAAGAGACGGCCCAGGACAAAGATAACGGTCCGTAAGAACGGAGTACGGCGTAGAGTACCCAAGCCCTACGAGGTGACGGTTGAAACGTTCAGAGGGAAGCCAGCGGTCATCAAAGGTAAAAACGGGAACAGAGTATTTGTTGTGGATGGCAGGAATCGGGCATTCGTAGTTGGTAAGAGCAACCGCCCGATGGTTCATGCGTCCACGTCCGTTCCTCAGGCCATTACAAACAAGAAGGTCAAGGCTATATGGATGCCCAAGCTCAATCGAGACTTGGAGAGCCGGTTTTACCACCATTTCAACAGATTGATGCGGTGATGGGAATCGGAATGGTCAAGGGGCGGCGGCCGAGGGGCCAAGGTACTGTCCGGCAGCGTTGCTCCATGCGCTGGGCTCCACCCCAAATAAGGCGCATTTTTCAATTTTTTTTTCGTCGTTTGGTTCACCCCCCATGCGTCGATTTTCGGAAGAGAGGGGAAAAAGCACGAAATGCTGTTGAAACGGCATGAAACCGCTACAAAAGAGCATGAAAGAAGAGGCCACTAAATCCGAAGAAGCCGGGAAGGGTTACATTACGGCTGAGAAGCTTGCCAAGCTTCTTGACCTTTCCGTCCGCCGTGTTCAGGCATTGCGAGCGGACGGGGCGTTTGTGACCGAGGACACACCCATGGGAAAACGATATGTGTTCGGAGCATCCCTCGTTTCCTACATCAAGTACCTGCAGAACCGCCAAGAGACTTCTTCTCTGGAACGGCAGCGCCTTGAGGCGGAAGTCCGATGCAAGAAGGCCAAGGCGCGGATTGAGGAAATCAAGCTGGCCCTATTGCGTGGCGAAGTTCACAAGGCCGAACATGTTCGCACTCTCATGAATGGAATGGTCCAGGAAACGAAGGCTGCCTTCATGGCTATTCCTGGGCGCTGCGCGGTGGATTGCGCCGGAGCCTCACCGAATGAGGCAGCGATTATTCTGCGAAAAGCCATTTTCGGGGTATTTGAAGAGCTGGCCGCCCATACGTATGACCCCTCACGATTTTCAGACCTCATGAAAGAAGACGGAGACCAGATGTCCAACGGAGACGAAGAGGAGGAAGAATCATGAATTCCCGGGAGAAAAGACATCTTGCAGATCTATACAATGAAGCGGTGAGTCTGTGGCTGCCCCCGGAGGATCTCTCCGTTGACCAGTGGGCGGACAAGTACCGCCGTCTGGCTGGTGGATTATCTGCAGAAGCCGGTCAATGGAGGACGAACCGAACCCCCTACATGCGGGAACCGATGTGTGCCTTTTCAGATCCGAACATCGAGGAAATCGTTTTTGTGGCTCCTTCCCAGGTGGGGAAGTCGGAATTGGAATTGAATATCATTGCCTACATTATTGACCAGGACCCGGGAACCATTCTATACGTCCAACCGAGAAAGGAAGATGCCATGTCGTTTTCCCGTCTCCGCGTGGCTCCCATGCTGAAAGCATGCGATAAGATTCGTGATAAAGTGCGTGACGTGGAGAAGAAGGGGCGGGGAGCAACTTCTACTGTTTTGCAAAAGTCCTTTCCGGGAGGTATGCTGACCCTTGTTGGTTCCAATAGTGCGAGCGATTTGTCTTCTCAGCCGGTGCGCTACGTCATCGGTGACGAGCTTGACCGCTTTGCTTTAAGCGCCGGCAGAGACGGGGATCCATGGGAATTGGCAAAACGCCGTCAGAATACCTTTTACAACCGAAAGCGCGTTGCCGTTTCTACTCCCACAATCAAGGGGGCGTCTCAAATTGAATTCCTCTATACGCAGGGCACACGCGAACGGTGGAAGACGCGCTGCCCACGGTGCGGAGAATATCATGAGGTGCGCTTTGATGATATCCAGTTCAAGGCCAAACCGAAACGGATAGCAGGGAAGGAATCGTGGTATGTTGACGTTACTGGATGGAAATGCCCCGGATGCGGGGAAGTCAGCGAAGAACAGGAGGTCAAAAAATCAGATTCCCGCTGGGAAGCGGAGAATCCCGATGCCATTCGGAATAACCGTTGCCGGTCATTCTGGCTCGGAGGCTTTGCTTCACCTTGGCGCCCGTGGAAAGATATCATCCAGAATTTTTGCAAGGCAAAGAAAGATCCGGAACGGCTCAAAGTGTGGAAGAATACCGATGTGGGTGATTTGTGGGAAGAGAGGAATACCGTCGCCGATGAAACTGAATTGCTGAAACGGGCAGAGAAGTATCCGGAGAATGCAGACTTGCCGGGGGAACCTGGTTGCGGCCCCCTGATTTTGACGTGCGGCGTGGACTTCCAGCATAAATATGCCCAATATGAAATTGTTGGGTGGGGACACTATTATGAGAGCTGGGGGGTACAGTCCGGATATATTACCGGGTCTCCGGATTCAGACGAGGTGTGGAAACAGTTGGACAGTCTCATTTCCCGTCCCTACAAGTTTGCCAACGGCAGAGCTTTGCGGGTTGTCATGACTTTTGCCGACTCCGGCGACGGCAAATTCACGAATGAAATTGCACGGAGGTGCAAGGAAAGGCAAAAGGCCAATGTGTTTGCCGTAAAAGGATGGGGTACTCATGGGCGTCCCTTTATCACACCTCCGAACCGTGTACCGATTGCGGGCAACAAGAATAACACCTACATTCTTTATAATCTCGGGGTGAACGCCGGCAAATCCGCGATTATGTCTGCCGTCCAGGTTCAGGCTCCGGGGCCAAATTACATGCACTTCCCCGACGAGTCGAGAGGGTACGACATGGCCTATTTTACCGGGTTATTGTCAGAAGTGGAAGTGGTAGAGGGAAATGTGATGAAATGGGTAAAACTTCCCGGACATGAAAGAAACGAGGCTCTTGACTGCCGGAATTACGCACGGGCAGCGGTGAAGGTCATCAACCCGGATTTTGATGCATGGGAACGAGCGCTCCGGGATGCTCCGTCCAAGACTGTCAAGGTTTCTACTCCACGCCGTCCGCGGCGCTCATCTTTCAAAGATAGGCTTTTTGATTAGATATGATAGCTGTCTATATCAATGGCAAAAGTATCCATAATATAATTTTTTAAGTTTTTATAACAATCATCATGTACTTTAAAATATTTCCTGATCTTGATTATAATGTCATCAATCGGATTAGCTAATTCTGGATTGTCATTTTCAAATTGCGATGTTATATCTAAAATTGCTTTAGATTTTGTGGTGTACGAAGATATTGCTTCTCTACTATATGATAAGGTGCATTCGTATTCTTTGGGCATTAGGTTTGTGATATCTTCTAAATCTTCTACGTCTTCAAGCATGTTATATAGTAGATAAAAAACACCTTCGGATTTGAATTTTTTTAGATAAAAATCTCTCTTGGAGTATATATTAGCATCGCTGTATGATTTTAAATATATATCATATTCTCTTATAGTGTTTAGATAATCTTCTGCAATACCTTGAAGGTTTTTTCGACTATCAGAGTAATAATAATTATAGCATTTGAATAGAGATATTAATACTTCTATTTCATATTTGTTGTATATATTTAATTTTTTGTTGCAAAATTCTTGTAAATGAGGCCATTTATAAAAGTGATAGTATGAAAGTTCAAGGATTTGATTTGTATTATAATTGAAAACAAGATGGAATACGGCAGATGTTATTTTCAATAATTCATGCTTATCTAATAAATCTTGAGTTAGATATTTTTTATTTATTTTAAAAATATAATTGATGTTTTTTTGATTTAAATTATCTTCTGTTAATTTTTTTATATCTTCTTGCTTAATGTATAATTTGTTTTCTAATTGAATAATATTTGTTTGAGGCAGGGTATCTGCATTAGAAGTTTTTTCTGGATATTGGTTAGGCGTTAAGTATGGTGTTAATAGAGGTAATACTAGGGGAGTAATTCCTCCGATAGCATTCCAGTTTGGGTATTTTTTTCCACATCTTTTTTCTATAAATATTGTAATAATATAATTCCAAAAGGAAGAAGCTCGAATAGTTTTATAAGATATAAAAAATTCTAATATTACAACAAGTATAAGAAAAGATATTGAGATGCGCGAGGATATATATGAGATACAATACAAAAAAATTATAGCAGCAATAATAAGAAAATTTATTACAAAAAGAAGAGGAAATCTTTTTCTTTTTGATTTTATTTTTTTGTGCAGAGTGGAAGTCCTCATAAGAAGTAAAGTGTACAATAGTCGAATAAAATTTCAAGAGTGCTATTCATCTAAATACAGCACAGTATTGTTGCTTGCGGAATGACTGAGTCATATACACGTTGTTGTATTTTCCGGCGCCATCATGATTGCCGTAACGATGGCAACCACGCGCACCAGCAAACTCCGGGAACGCCTTGTTGAGTTGAATGAGGACAAGAGCGCCGTCAAACAGGCGATCAGAAATGTTTTGTCCGGCAAGGCGCAGAGCTACGGAATCGGTACACGCAACAAGGCTGCGTATAATATGTCCCTTGGGGAATTGAGGGTTTACCTCCGTGAAATTGAAACGGAGATAAGAGAGATTGAGCGTGAACTTTCCGGGGGTGGACGCAGATGCATTGCCTTTTTTGTCCCGAAAGATTGTTGAACATATGGGAAAGAAATATACAGCGAAGGTTCGGAAGCAGTTCAGGAATTACGGCTATGGAGATGCCGGAGCTTCCAAGACGCGCCGCGCCTTCAAGAAATACCACGCTGTTTCCGGCTCTCCCAAACAGGATATTGACCGTCACAATTCCGTCCTCCGCAGCCGGGCGCGCTCCCTTTACATGTCGGCGCCACTGGCGACTTCCGCCATCAAGACCTTGAGGACGGCTATTGTCGGGCCGGGGCTTTACTTGCATGCACAGGTGGACGGCAAGATGCTTGGCATTTCAGAAGATGAATCCAAGAAGCTGAACAAGCTTCTGGAAATGGAGTTTGAGTTGTGGGCGGCTGACCGCAGGTCTGCCTCCGTTTCCGGGTTAAGCGATTTTTACGAACAGCAGCAAATTGCCCTGATGGCCTGGAAGACATCTGGAGATACTTTCGCCCTGTTTGATGTAGGTGAGACTGATATTCTGCATCCCTACAGCTTGCGCCTGCGGCTGATTGAAGCCGACCGTGTTTGCACTCCGAGTACCACCAATGTATCCCCACTATCTACCTATGGGAAGAATACCGATACCGGTAATAATATTTATGATGGGGTTGAGGTAAATGAGAAGGGGCGTGTAGTCGCATATCATATTCGCAATACTTTTCCGGGTGAATTGTCAACTGAAACAGTAAAATGGGCCAGAGTTGAGGCAATCGGTAAAAGAACCGGAATGCCGAATATTCTCCACATCATGGATGCCGAACGTCCTGAACAGTACCGTGGTGTTACCAGTCTTGCGCCATGCATTGAGAATATCATGCAGTTGGGACGTTACCTGAACAGCGAAGAAGCCGCCGCCCTCCTGCAAACCTGCTTTACCATTTACGTTACAACAGAAACGGATGGTGACGGACCTGCCCTGAAACCTCAAGGTCTGTCTTCCGATGCCGACGAAGAGGGGGGCGATGAAGATGACCGGAATCCTGAGGATTATGAGATGTCTCCCGGTGGTGTAGCCTTCCTGCGTCCGGGAGAAGATATCAAGAGCGTTGACCCCAAGCATCCCACGAATAGCTTTGACGGCTTTGTCAGGGCTGTTGCTACACAGATTGGCGCCGCTATGGAGGTTCCGGTTGACGTGTTGCTCAAGAGCTATAATACGTCTTATAGCGCGGCCCGTGCTGCATTGCAGGATTTTTGGAAGAAGGTTGTGATTGACCGGATAGAGTTTGCTTCCACCTTTTGCAAACCCGTTTATGAGGCATGGTTCTGTGAAGCTGTTGCCAGCGGGCGCATTTCCGCTCCCGGCTTTTTTACCGATCCTCTGAAACGCGCCGCCTATCTGGCTCATGAGTGGAATGGCCCGTCGATGCCTCACCTTGACCCGGTGAAGGAGGCTACCGCCATGGAGATCATGGTTCGGAATGGCTGGAAGACGAATACCCAGGCAACAACGGAGCTGAACGGCGGAGATTTCAACAAGAATGTGGAACAACTTCTTCAGGAAATGGACCAATTCGCGCCCCTGCTTGTGATGATTTCCGAGGCAGTTTCTATCAGAAAGAGCTTGTCATCAGACAGCAGCAAGAAAGATACCGAACAACAACAAGAAAATGAATACACCACCTAAATTCTGGAACGTGGTTGCGGATGAAAGGTCCGATACCGCGGAGATCGTGCTTTACGGCGATATTGTTTCCCAGCAGCCCGTGGACTTCTGGACCGGACAGGCTATTGAAGGGAATTATATCACCCCGGAAGGCTTTCTGGACGATTTGTCCAAATGCAAGGGAAAGAACAATCTGACTATACGCCTCAACAGTTGCGGCGGGGATCTGTTTACCGGCATTGCCATTCACAATGCCCTGAAAGGGTTCAACGGCAAAAAGACGGTCATTGTGGAAGGGATTGCCGCTTCGGCCGCCTCCGTCATTGCCTGTGCAGGTGACGAGGTTCAGGTTTATCCCGGCAGCATCACCATGATTCACGGCGTTTCTACGTTTGTGTTTGATGCCCTGAATCTGTCCGACATGAAGAAGATGGTCAAGGCCATGGATTCCATGGAAAATGCCATTGCCGCCATTTACTCCGCCAAGACCGGAAAGGAAGTAGGAGAGCTCCGCAATCTGATTACGCGTGAGACCTGGATGACCGGCCAGGAAGCCATTGACAACGGATTTGCGGATACTCTTATCGACGGAGAAGTGGCGAACAAGCTGCAGCTCGTCGCCTCCGCTTCCGGAAAGTTTGTGTTGCAAGCCGGTGGGCATGTTCTGTCTTCCGATTTTCGGGCAGCCATACCGGATCGGTTCCATGTCGCCGTCATCAATTCCGTTCAATCGGAACAGACTGCCGAAGGAGATTCTTCCGAGGATGACCTTCAGGCAAAGTTGCTGCAGGCCGAGCAGGAACTTGCCGCTGCGAAATCCGAATTGGCTGCCCTGCAGGAGAAGATGGCAACCAGTCAGGAGCCGGACGCCAAGGTAAAGGAGGAAATTATTGCTCAGGCCATTGCTGAGGAACGCAAGCGCCTTTCCGACATTGAGGCCATTGCCAACGGTATTGACCCGGAACTTGTTCAGGATGCCAAGTTCGGAGAAACGCCTATGACCGCTCAGGAACTGGCATTCAGAGCCATGAGCTCCGGCAAGTTTTCCGGCGCCAACTTCCTCAATTCCCGCGCTGCGGATTTGCAGGATAGCAATACTGGAAGAGTAACCATTGCTCCCACAGGAAACGAGGCCGGAGGTAATTATACTTCCAGGCTGGCAGAGGCCATCAAAGCCGCCAACGAATCTACCAAACCCAAAAAATAAACCATAGAAAAACCATTAGTATGGACCCAAATGCAGTAACCACCATTGATCTCACAGATCCGCAGACCTTGATCGCCATGGTCCGCGGGTTGGAACCGGCGCCGAGCTTCCTGCTCGATACCTATTTCCCCTGTGACCCAGGCACAGATATTTTCCACAGTGACAAAGTGCTTGTGGACTATGATACCCAAAACAAAAAGCTGGCTCCTTTTATCAAGGTAGGCAGCGTCAATAGTGACCGGGATACGTTTTACACGGATGAATTTTCCCCGGCCCGTATCGCTCCTTCCCGGTTGTTGTCTGTCGATGACCTGAAGAAGCGAGGGTTCGGAGAATCCCTCTTTTCCGGTATGGCGCCAGACCAGCGCGAAGCGGCTATTGCCGGACGTGATTTCATCGACCTTAAAGACCGCATCCGCCGCAGAAAAGAGAAGATGGCCGCAGATTGCCTGACGGCGGACGGCTACGAATGCCAGTATATTGACAAAGACGGGAAGCCCACGGAGAAGAAGACTGTGGCATTCCACGGAGATGTCAATGACTGCCTTTATACGCCAGGCAAACTATGGGATGCCGCTGACGCCAACCTTTTTGGTGACTTGAAAGCCATGAGCCGCGTGCTGACGTCCAAGGGCTGTGCCGCCGCTGACGTGATCGCCGGCGCGGATGCGGCCGAACTGATTCAGTCCAATTCCTACATTCAAAAACTGTTCGACAACCGCAGATTTGAAATGGGTAAAATTGAGCCGAAGCTTCAGGAGTCCGGCGCTCTCGTGTTGGGATTCATGAACGTGGACGGCGTTCTTCTGCGCGTTATCCAGTACATGAAGGAATACGAAGACGAGGATGGAACCATGACTCCCTTCATCGCCCCAAGCAAAGTCATCATGACTGCACCCAATGCCGGAAAGACCCTGTATGCCTCCGTCACTCAAATGGATGAGCCGGGCGGTCCGTTCAACACCTACGCTGAAAAGTACGTTCCGAAGTATATTTCCAACCATGAAGACGATATTCGGAAGTTCATCCTGTCCAGCCGTCCGCTTCTTGTTCCCAAGAAGAAGGGATGCTGGGTGTGTGCCGACGTGCTGACGGCCTCCGCAGGTGCATAAGTCTTACAAATATTACCGGAAAGGAATAACGATTATGTTTATTATCAAGGTAAAAAGTAATTACGGGCAACACGAGGGAGGACGTGTCATTCTCCGGCGCCCGCAGGATCCTCCCTTTGAAATTGATCCTGACAAAGGGCAGGAATTGATTGACCGCGGCATTGCCGTATTGGTGTCTTCCTCATCTTTTGAAGATGAGGAAGAGCAGAAGCCGGATTTGCGTAAGCTGAAAGTGGCCGAGTTGCGTGAGCTGGCCACCAAGAGCGGCATTGAAAATGTGGAAACCATGAGGAAGGATGATCTGATTGCCGCGCTGGAAGCATTGGAAGCAGACATTCCGACCGTCAATCCCGAACACGGCATCGAATGAGCCTGAAAGCCGACATGAATGCCGATATCTCCGAAGTCTTCCTGAATCTGGAAGACTTCGGGGAACGGCATGTCGTGGATGGGAAAGAGATCATTGCCGTTTTCTATGATGAAGAGCTTATCCCGGGAAACCAGGATTACGGCCTTACCGTCAAAAAGCGGACATTGCAGGCGGCCACGGCAGACATGCCACAGCCGCAGGAAGCAGGATCAACGCTTGAAGTTGACGACCGGGTGTACCTGGTCGCGGCATGGCGTGAAGAACTTGGGATGTCCGTGGTTTCACTCACGGAAAATATCTGACGATTATGACAACACAAAAAGCTCTCGATGACATTGCACAATGGCTACGTGACAACGTGGTCAATGATCTTGAGTTCAAGGTTCCCCCGGAACTCAAGTCAAGCAATGCGGCCAAGTATGCCTACAATATGGGGCATCCAACCGTTTTCACGATTTTCACTCCGCCTGATTCTTCCAAATCCGAGAAGGAAGATTACAAGGCACCGAGTATTATCGTGCAGCTTATCGAGGGAGAACATGATGTCGTAAAAAGGTCCGGGTCTCTGGATGTTCGCCTGATTCTGCAGGTGTGGAATCCCGGCCAACACACGCCGGGCAAGTTCACGCCAAACGCCGAGGGATGGCGGGACCTTGTGTCTTTCATTGACCTGACGAGGGATCGCCTTGAAAGAGCCGTCATCATCAACGGCCACCGTATCAGGACGGATACCCTGACTTTTGGACCCATGCATGAAAACAGGGTACTGATAGACCATTATCCGTTCTTTGTGGGGCACATTTCTTTTTCCATCGACTTTCACAGTTCCTCTTCTGATTTTTTAACAAACTTATCATTATAATATTATGGCTACTACATACCTACACGGCGCGTATGGAGGCATTGGGGCGACCCAGGCCAAGAGCGCGATCCAGTCCGGGACGATTCCCGTTTATTTCGGGACCGCTCCCGTCAACCTCGTGAGGGGATATGCCGATTCCGGCGTCATCAATACCCCCGTGAGGCTTACCAATTTCACGCAGGCCCAGGCGGTTTGCGGGTATTCGTCAACCTGGGCATCTTACACGCTTTGTGAGGCTGTGAGCGCCCATTTCAACAATCCGCTGGGAAATTGCGGACCTATTTACATCATCAATGTTCTTGATCCCGACAAGCACCGGAAAGCGGAACAAGTGGAGAAGGTTCTCACGTTCACGAATGGTCGTGCCGAGTTCATCAGCGACGCAATCATTCTTGATACGTTTGCCTTGGCCGATATGGCCGAAGGAACGGATTATTCCCTTGATTACGATTTTACACGTTCTTGCGTGATTGTGACCGTGAAGGACCGCACGAAGACGACGGTGAATGCCACTTATCACGTTGTGGACAGCTCTGCCGTTACGGCAGAAGATATCATCGGCGGCGTGACGTCCGGAGGGGAGTATTCCGGAATTGGAGCTCTTCCCCTCCTTTATGCTCAGGAATTTCAGGTTGCGAATTTGCTGGCCGCCCCCGGGTGGTCCCATATTCCAGCCGTGTATAATGCCCTGATTACCGCCAGCCAGAAGATCAACGGTCATTGGATGGCTTTCGTGGCGGCTGATATCCCCTTGGAAAATGCAGGAACCATAGAAGCCGCCAAAGCCTGGAAGAAGGCAAACGGGTACACATCTGAATATTCCAAGGTGTTCTGGCCCCAGGCAAAGACCAGCACCGGAGAGATTTACCATCTTTCCACACTGGCCGTTTGGGTGATGCAGATGGTGGATAATGACCACGATGGCGTTCCCGGCGAGACCTGTTCCAACAAGGCGGTGCCGGTCATTTGCCAGTATTTCGGCGATGGTGCCAAGAACAGAGGTTTTGACCAGGAGACGGGGAATGCACTCAACGAAAACGGCATCTCCACCGTGGCGCCATTCAACGGGAAGTGGGTTCTTTGGGGCGGCCATACGGCAGCCTATGCGTTCGGGGTAACGTCCGATGCCCTCCATATCTTTGACACGAATATCCGGATGCTGGAACACATCGTGAACAGCTTCCAGAAGGAATGGGCACCAAGGGTTGACAAACCGATGACTATTCAGCTTCGGGACGAGATCATTCACCGGGAAAATGACAAGCTGGCCGGGTATGTGGCCCAAGGATACCTTGTCGGGAATCCGGAGTGCATTTTCCTTCCGAGCGAGAATGCCGATTCCGACATGATGAACGGAGATTTCCGCTGGAACCTGTCCGCCACGCCCACGCCACAGTTCAAGAGTGGCACCATCTCCGTTTCCTACACGGATTCCGGTCTGTCCGTTTATTCAGCATAACACTCAATATAATATAGAAAGGATTACTATTCATGAAGTTTCAAGAATTGAAAGGGGCTTGTATTGCTTCCTCCGTTTACGCGAAAGGGGAACAGATAGGGTACAATATCCCCATCAAGCTGCCTGAAGTTACCCCCGTTATAGTAGAAATCCAGGCGGCTGGCGGCAAACTGGAATTGCCAGTCTGGCAGCAGGTGGAGGCTATGGAGGCATCCATTACCAAGACAGGCGTCAGCAAGGAATTCCTGGAATCCCTTACTCCGGAGCCGTTTGATCTGATTTCCAATGTCGCCCAGCAGAGCGTGTCCGCTGACGGTACCAGTACCGCCCAGCATATCAAGGCGTTCATGCGCGTGATTCCCAAGTCGGCACCCGGAGTGGAGATTACCGCGGGAGAAGCCAGCGAAAACGAACTTCCGTTTACTGTCCTCTCCTATCAGCTTTACGTGGACGGAAACAAGTATCTGGACATTGATGTCGTCAAAGGCGTGTGCTGGATCAACGGCAAAGACTACTCTGAAAGCATCCGCAGCATGCTTTAATATCAACAATTAACCATCAACACACCATATTATGGAAAAAATAGAATTACAGTATCCGTTTCAGATCAACGGTCAGGATATCCGGGAAATTGAATATGATTTCGGGGAGTTCACGGCCAATGATTATTTCACCGCCATGAAGAACCGCCGCGGATATTCTCCTGAGGTCACTCCCGTGAATGACTACGGAATGAATTATTCGATTGGCGTGCAAGTCATTCTGGCGAGCAATAAGGGGAAGGGATGGACCGTGGAAGACTTCGACCGCCTCCGGGGAAGTGACGTTTCAAAGGTCATGCTGGTTGGTCTGAATTTTTTTGGAGCCACGCCCGAGGAGCAAGCGAACGAGACCTCCGAAGGGCGATCCGAATCTACTCCGAGCGATTCCACGCTACCCGAAAAGAGCTGATGGAAATGCCTCTCGTTGATTTCTGGACGGAGTTTCAGGAAGCCGCAGAAGATGCCGAGAAGGAACGCCAGAAGGCGGAAAAACAGAACGCGCACCGGCGTAAAAAAAGGAGATAGACCATTATGGCGCGGGAAAAGACTATGAAAGCGACCGTAAGCATCGGCGGGGTAATTCACCCGTCTCTGCAACGGACGCTTTCCCGTGTCCATAAAAGTGTTGGATTTCTGGTGTCCAAGTACAAATCCCTGGGCGCCATTACACTCACGGGGGCGGTTGCCGGTGTAGCCTCCCTCGGCGCGATTACGGCAAAGTCCGTTGGTCAGGCCATCGAACTTCAAAAAGAGATGTCCAATGTGGCAACCCTTTTGGACGGCGATGTTCACAAGAGGGTTGGAGAGCTGCAGAAGGATGTTCTGGATCTTTCCGACACGACATCCGTTTTTACGAGCGACCTGACCAACGGACTTTATGAAACCATTTCCGCTTTTGGGGACAACGAAGAGACGATCAAACGGGTGGGCATTGCCGCGAAAGCCGCGAAGGCCGGGAATGCAACCACCATTGAGAGCATTCGTTTGTTGTCTGCCGTTACAAAAGGGTATGGCGATACCTCCGCCGCCGCTATGGAAAAGGCGGCAGACATGTCTTTCCAGATTGTCAAGCTGGGTCAGACTACCTTTCCGGATCTGGCCGCCAGTATGGGACGTGTAGTGCCGATGGCCGCAGCCATGCACATCAAACTGGAAGAGTTGTCCGGGGCGTATGCTACGTTGACAGGCGTGACTGGTGGCGCTGCCGAAGTGTCAACACAACTCCGAGCCGTCATTCAGGGGTTTGTGAAGCCAAGCAAGGAAATGGCAGCAGCCATCAAGCAATCCGGCTACAAGAGCGGTCAGGCCATGCTCCAAACGCTGGGTCTTCACAAGTCATTACTCCTACTCAAAAAAGGTTGTCGCGGGAATGCCTTGGCCTTGACCAGTTTATTCGGCTCCGTTGAATCCGGAACTGCAATTTTGGCCCTCGTTGGTGCTCAGTCCGACAACATGGCTGCCAAAACAAAGGCCATGTTTGAAGCTTCCGGGATTGCAGAGAAAGCCTATACGGCACAGATGGATAATTTCGCTGCCAAATGGGCGAAGATTGTCAATATTGCCAGAAATTTCATGACCAAGATAGGGATAAAGATTCTTCCCCTCTTGGAACGCATGGCTGATAAAGCTCTGCCGCATGTCATCAACTTGTCAGAAAAGTTGGTCAAGGTTCTGGATTCGGCAGGGGAATCCATTACCAAGTATCTTGAAGAGGTGGATTTTGAGAAAGTCATTCATGGACTTAAAGATACCTACAAATTTGTTGTCAAGAACTGGAAGTTTTTCGTCGGAGTATTTGGCGGCGCTCTTGTTGTGGCTATCGGTGCTGCCGTCGTCGCCATCGGCTGGATTCCCTTTGCTATTGCCGGTGTAGTGGCTGCCGCTGCATGGCTGTGGAATAGTTGGGATGATATCTGCGGCTGGATCAATGACCGTATCAGCAGCGTTGTAAACTGGTTCCAGACAAATATGCCGGGGCTCGTCGGCGTCATGCAGCGGGTTTATGAAGGCATCAAGGAAGTGCTGTCCTGGTTGTATGAGAGGTTCCGCGTGGTGTTTGATGCCGTTTTGGCCGTCGTGAAAGTGATTGGGCCCCCCATTCTGGATTTCATCAAGGCGACGTTGAGTGTCGTTCTGCAGCAGGTGGAGGTTTACATCAAGAAGGTTATTGCCTGGATTGAACGGATATGCACAGCTTTCAATAGAGTGTATGATGTAGTGAAGCCTCTATTCCCGCTGATTGGCCAGATGCTGGAAACGGCATTCAGAAATTCCATTCAGAGAGTCATCGACATGTTGAAAGTGCTGATGAAATGGATTCAGAATGTGTTTGCCAAGATCAATTCCATGATCGAGAGCGTTGCAAATATACAGCAAGCTGTTACTGGTAAGGTAAAAGGATGGTTCGGATTCGGTGGTGAATCCATGCCGGCCAAAGCAGCCGGCGGTTTTACGTCCGGACCGTCTATTTGTGGAGAGGCAGGAACGGAGGCTGTTATTTCCTTTGATCCCCGTTACCGGGCGGCCAACCAGGGATATTTGATGACTGCGGCGGAAATGCTGGGGATGGATGTTGCCACCCCCGTGTCGGAATCCAGACAAAGCGTTGTGAACTACAACGTAGGAGGCATTACTTTTTCCCCCGTTATCAAGGCCGGGGAAGGAACCAGCAAGCGTGATATTATCCGGCAACTTCGTGAAGTCATGCCCGATTTGATTGACATGATTGAAGACGGGTTGAATGAAAGGAGCAAGGGACGATATGCCTGACGATTATTCCATTTACACAGCCCGAGGGGGTGAGACCTGGGACAAAATAGCTTTTGATGCATGGACGGAGGAAGCTCTGATGCACGTGCTGATTGCCGCAAATCCGGATTTGGCCCATATCGTCATTTTTGAAGGCGGGGAGAAGGTGCGGATTCCCGTCATGGATGAACCTCAGAATACGGAGTCCCTGCCTCCGTGGAGAAAGGGGGAATGAAATGTTCGGAGCTCAAGTAACATGGCAGCTTTTTCCTTTTGGCCCCATCCTGGGCCATTTTCTGCCAGTTTCAGATTTTGAGGCTTCTGCAGGCATCAAGATCGAAGAGGATACTGAAAATGGTATGTCCCGTGTAACGGGGCGGGAATTACAAACGTGCGGTTTTTCCATCCATGTTTCCAAACTGACGGGTGGGAATCCCTGGCTGACGTTTGAAGCGTTGAAACGCCTGAAAGGAGTGAGTGCTCCCCTCTACCTGAGCAGTGGCGCCGCCTGGAGCTTGTCCAATTCCGTGCTTGATACATTGCAGACATCCGACTGGCGTCAGGCTCTTACCTTGAACGGTGCGATAGATCTGGCAAAAAGTCTGTTTTCCGGCACGTCTCTTGGAGGCGTTTCGTTCATGCTGACGGACGTTTCTTGGGAAGTAGGCATGATCGGGAAGGATGGAGAGATCATTGATGCCATGATTTACCTTTCTTTCACGGAAGATGCCGGAGAGCGGCAATCAGGCGGTTTGCGCGTATTCATCAATGATGATGATATTACGTCCAGTATTTCCGTCACAGGGTGCATTTATGAGATGCACGCCGAAGGGGAAGCCGATTCCCTTGAAATACATTTTGCCGATACCAAACGCCGATGGGTAGGTTGGAAACCGAGCAAGGAAGGGGATACCGTCAAGATTACAGACGGAGTGGTCAATTCCGGTGTGATGTTCATTGAATCTCTCAAGCCTTCTTCCGGAGAATACACTTTGCGGGCTTTCAGCGTGCCGAAGTCGGCTACAAACAAGAAGAGCCGGAGCTTTGAAAACATGTCCCTTCCCCAGTTGGCCGCTACTGTAGCCCGGGACAACAAACTTTCCGTGAAAAATTACGGCGTGAGCGATATCAAATACCCGTATGTACAGCAGCGTGGGAAGTCTGATTTGGCTTTCTTGCACGAACGGTGCAAGTTTGCCGGGGCATCTTTCCTTGTCTATGACAAAACGCTGTGCCTATATGATGAGAAGACCATGGAGAACCGGGACTGTGCCAAGATTTTGACATTGGGGCCGACCGTAGAGACCAAGTTCACGGATGACGCCCATACGGCCTACAGCTCTGCCAAGATACGGAATTCCTCTTTTACCGGAACCGGCGCAGATGGAGATGTGAAAACGGGGAAGGAACTGGTCACGACCATTTCCGAAATGGCATCTACTCAGGCTGTCGCCAACCGGATATCCCAGGCCATTCTCCGGGATGCCAATAAGAAGAGCCGCCGTGGGGAGGTGTGCATGAACACGCAACGGGAGTTGGCAGCTGGAAGCGTTGTCCAGATTATTGCCAACGGATGGATGGGACCTGCCTTTATTTACCGTTGTCGCCACGACCTGAAAGCCAAGAAGACGCGTTTCTGGATCAGGAAACCTCTCTCATATTGACGACTATGAACGTACAGAAGGGAAAAATCCACAGTATTATTGATGGCAGGAAGGCCCGTTGCGTGCCTGATAATGATCCTGGCATTGTGACTCATGAACTGGTGATTCCGTTTTACTGGCGAGAGACGATGGGGAATATCCGCGTTGGAGAATCCGTCTATTATCTGGAAGATGAATCCATGGGAGGATACGTCATAGGAAGATGTGACGGTGAATGGGACGGAACCATCCGGGGAAGTCTGACGGTGATGGAGGATGTGACCGGAAAAGGTGTCAGTCTGGCCGAACATACGCATACGGATTCCCAAAATGGAGAGACTACATCTCCGAAATAGATTACATTACTTATCTTTTTTAGATTTACCATAAAATCCATTAGCAAGTTCAAACGCCTGGAAGAGTTCTTGTGCCGGACTTACACATTCTTTTTTATTGAGTAAACGGGTAGGATTTTCTCCAAAATTATTTATTGCTGTGCGAAGGAGTTCTCTTTTCATTTCTGTATCATGTTCTACTTCTTTTTTATATCCCACAAATGACATTGCTGAAGTTGTCTTAAATGCATAATCTTCTGCAATCTTATTAACATTAGCATATTGGCGTGCTGCGAACCAAGTCGCCCATACTATGGGAATAATAATATAAATTTTAATAAAAATATGTTGTATAATTGCTTCTATCGAAATAGGATTGTTAGATGTTGATATTTCAAATGTTGATACAAAATGAAGGGATGCTAAGATTATTAATGATAATCCGGAAAAGAATATTAATAAAAAAATAATTTTAGATTTTTCAAGTTTTTTCTGACGTTTTAAGAAAGCTTGTGCGAGACCTATTTGAGCTGCTCCTTCTAGTTGTTTATCTATAGTTTTTTGTGTTGTTGACAGCTGGTTTTCTAATTGAGAATATAGTTCATGACAGGATTTTTTTAACGAATCTAATTCTGCTTTTTCATTTTTATATATATCTAATATATCGTTATATCTATTGTTGGGTGGTAGTTTAGAGAGTATTATTTGAGATATAGTATTTATATTTTCAGATGTTATTTTTTGATTTGCTAAACTTAATGTTGTTTTATATATTGTATTTATAATGATAGTATTTATATTGCTTTTTCTTGTTTTTAAATTTGATATTATTCTTTTTGTTTGATTTAAATGAGTGAGTAAGTAATCGCAAAATTGAATATCTCGAAAATTGTTGTTTTTGAAATTTATAATGTTTTCTTTTATTAATTCTATATTACTGTCAATTTCAGAAAAAATATGATCATTGTTTTCCATGGCGATTTATGATAATACTTGGTATTTTTTATCAGTCAAGTTGGAATGAGTAATTCTGAAGTGAGTAATATACACGTTGTTGTTCCGCTGTGATGGATTCAGGCTTGGGACAATGATTGGGTTTTGGGGGACACATGTTTTTGAAGTTTCAGAGCGGACAAATAGCCCGTTGCTGGACGGCATGAGGCTTGATTCCAGTCTGGAAGTGGAACAGCAGGAATCCACGGAAGCCCAAAATCCTCTTGATGTGAAAGGAGGCGACCAGCCGCAGAGTTTCGTCGTGTCGACCATGAGCAGCATTCATGCCGGTGGTTTGCCTCCGATTACGGAGTATAATTCATGGGTACGTGACCTTGGAAAGTCCATGCCATTTATCCTTGGAAACAGGATTTACGGTCCTGTCCGGTCTATCCTCATGAAGGTGGATATTACTAATTGCGTATTTGGACCAACGGGTGAAATGATGTCCTGTGATTTATCTTTGGAGTTTATGGAGGACAAGCCCCTTTCCGTAACCGGGAAAGACGTCAAGGAACGCAGGAAAGGCCCCTCCAAGGGGGAAAAGAAGGCCAAAAAAGGAAGTATGTCTTTCGCTTTTACAGATGCGGACAGAGCTGAGGCGAAGAAATTACAGAAGGAGGCCGGAATTAAATGAAAAGTTCAGGAAATGGATTGCCTCAACTTTGCCTTGTCAACCTGTTCAGGATGACGCGTGGAGAAGTGCGATTTGATGTATTGCGCGGCATGGACAGTTCCATCACGGACAAACCAGAGACGGCCGCTCGTCCGTTGCTGATTGCGGAAGGGTACTGGCTGGCCGCCCAGTATGAACCTCGGATATCGTTCAACGGAATTGATGTGGACGGTATGCCCGAATTGGGGAATTACGATTTAACGGCAAACGGAACCATCTAACAATATGCAGGAGGAACCCATCAATTTTACCGATATCGACGCTGGGAATCTCAAAGATAACCTGTTGGCACAGATGGAAAATGCCACGGGTGAATTGCTTTATCCCGGAGACGAACGGAGGATTTTTGCGGAGGGTATGGCATATGCTCTTTCTGTCCTGGTATCCAGTATGAACGAAGCCTGCAAGTCACGCCTGTTGACCTATGCTAGGGGTAAGGTTTTGGATGCGCTCGGTGAACGTGTCGGGTGCAGCCGATTATCTCCAACGCCGGCCAGAACCATTCTCAAGTTTTCGCTGGCTGCTGAAAGAACGGTGCCGACGATTATCCCAGCGGGAACACGATGCACAGCAGATAACACGATATATTTTGCCACAGATTCAGCGGCCATGATACCTACCGGAGCTATGACCGTGGAAGTGGCGGCCACCGCTACGGAGGGAGGGATAAAGACAAACGGCATACCTGCAGGGGGAGTTCAGACGTTTGCTGATGATGTACCGTTTGTGGCCGGGGTTGTCAACATTGCAGAGAGCGCAGGAGGGGATGACGGGGAGCCTTACCCGTCTGCCATTGATCCGGTAAATGGGGATGATGGAACCGGTGATAACCATTACCGGGAACGTATCAGGCTGGCGCCATCAGGATTCACGACAGCAGGCACAGCCGGAGCTTATTCTTATTTTGCCAAGTCAGCGAGTGCCAATGTGGCTGACGTGAAAGTGATTTCCGAGCAGGAGGCCGGAACCGTGTTGCTTGTCATTTGTGAAGCCCATGGAGCAGATCCCTCAGAAGCCACTCTTCAAGAGGTCTTCACCGCCGTGACTGCCGATGATGTCAAGCCGCTGGGAGACAAGGTGAGCGTATCAGGACCTTCCCCCATCGAATATGGCATCGAACTGACTTATTACTGTTCCAAGGCTGAGGAATCGGAAACTGTTCAGGCCATTGAAGGGGCAGGGGGGGCCATTGAACAATACCGCGAATGGCAGAATAGCGTGATAGGGCGCGATATCAACCCGGACCGGTTGAGAGCCTACCTGCTGGATACCTGTATTCGTGTGGATGTGAAAGCTCCTGTTTTCACGTCCGTTTCCGATTTGCAGATTCCCCGCTGGAATGGACGAATCAATGTGTCCCATGTAACCATTGAAGAATGAACCTGGAAGACATAGATATCAAGAAACTCCTTCCCCTGTTCATGCGAGCGGGAGAGGATAATTGCGCTCTGGCTGATGGATTGTCCGAAGTGTTGCAGCCGCTTGCTCAGCAAGTCAAAAGGCTTTCCACCTGGGACCAGTTAGGCATGCTGGGGAACGCTGAACTTGACGCTCTGGCGGCCGAGCTGAATATCTTCTGGTACAATTCCGATTACTCCCTTGAGCAAAAACGAGCCACGATTCTCAATTCCGACAAAATTTACATGAAGCTCGGAACCGTAGGGGCCGTGGCTGATGTGGTGAATGATATCTTCGGAGGGGCGCGCGTTGAAGAATGGTTCAATTACGGCGGCCAGCCCCATTATTTCCGCATTATTGTAGATAATCCAAGCTCCATGTCCAAAGAGAATGAAGCGAAGTTTTTGCAGATCCTTGAGCGTGTGAAACGAAAATCCCAATGGCTGGAAAAGGTAGTCAATGAGATTTTGGCGGGCATCCCGATGTATATTGGGGCAACCGTGGCCATCCATAAATCATTGAGCGTGCGGGTAGACGTATGGCAGGAACACACGCCGGACATTGGAATCAATGCAGGATTGGCTTTTTCTACACGTCAAGCCGGTTCCGAATCTCCTAAAATTTATATTAAGTAAATTATTATCAAAATATTATGGCATCTTTTCAGAATATGGTAATCACCACCGCAGGGTTAGAATTGCTTCAAGATTTGATCCTTGAAGGCGGGACGCCATTGACTTTTTCCGGAGTAGGCGTTGGAGATGGTTTGTTGGAGGATTCCGATATAACGGCCAAGACTTCCCTTGTCCACGAAGTTCACCGTCTTCCCATTGAAAAAATCGAAAAACAGGAAGGAGGGCATATAAGGGTTTTTGCGCGGTTGGCTACCGACATTATTACCACCGATTTCTATCATAGGGAATTGGGGGTATTTACTAGGTACGGCGAGCAAGAGATTTTATTTGCATATGGGAATGCTGGGGATGATTACGATTTTATTCCGGCGACGGGAAACAATGCCTCTATTTGTAAAACCATTGTGACGGAATTCACGGTAGGGAGTATGAAAGCTGTTTTCCTTCCTCTGGATTCAAAAGATTTTGTTACTCACGAGGCGATGAATGCTCAAGTTGAGGAAGTAATCACCCGAGAAACGAGGAAAGTTCTCAAGGCTATCCCGCAAGTGGATGCCGCGGGCAATATGACGCTGGCCGGAGGTCTTACGGCGGCGGGGGCTATTAACGCCAACGGCGGCGTCAACATCCCGCTGGCCGTGGGGGCGGTAACGGACACGGCGGCGGTTAATCGCTTTTATACGTCAGGATTGGCAGGA